ATCTAAACGCTTGAAAATGAACACTTTAGAAAAGTATTTTTTTTTGTTTAAATCAAAGGAATATCGAAAACAGCAGGTTTATTGTGCTTATTTTGAATGATTAAAAACCCAGCAGAGGACGTAAAGCCTGAAGTTTCAGCATAAAAATTTCCAGTAAAAATACTAGGGCACGTTATACCTCTATAATCTCCAGAATCAGAATGAATAGTTTCCATTTTAATTACAGGAACTTTGCTTTTTCTAGAATGCCAATGCCCTTGAAGAACTAAATTAAAATACTTTTGTTTTCCATATTTCCAGATAATCTGCTCTATGTTCTTTTTTGTGAAATTGTGATGTCCATGTGTAAAGATATAACAAATGTTATCTATTATTTCAGTAATTAAAATAGGATTGTATTTAACATTAACATCTAATTCTTTATTTAAAAAATAAGAAATTAACTCCACTACTTCGCCCTTAGTGTCTTCTTTACTGCTTGAAGTAAGTCTGTCGTGGTTTCCTGATACTAAATAAATAGAATGTAAATTAACTATCTTTTTAAAAAATGACAATAACAACTCATAGGCCATTATAACAATATTAGAGCCGTGGCCTTTATACATTAACTCTTTCCACGTTGAAGGGTGGTTAGTGCCTGTAAAACTTTCTATAATGTCTCCTAGTATTGAAATATGAACTTCTGAATACTCTAAAGAATTAATAGTATCTGCAATTTCATCTAACATATCAGATATTCTATCTATGTCAAAATCTGGCGTTTTAATTAAACCCCTTATGTATGCTCCTATGTGAAAATCTGCTAATGGTATTACACCTATCTTTGTATTTAGTTTTTTCTTATTAGATATTTTTTTTCTTCCTTTAAGATGTTTTTCTAATATCTCTTTTGCCTGTTCGTATGCTTCTTCTTCTTTTAATCCTTTTTCTACACTTTCAAATATTACTTTTATTTGATAATTTTCGCCCCATTTATTAGCAGTTTGTTTTACTGCTTTCCATTTTGTAGTATCTATTTTGGCAAACTTTATTAAATCTTCTTCTGTTTGTATTTTCTTTAAACCTGAGTAATCAAAAGAAGCGGTTCCATTTTCGTAATCTTCCTCCCATTTTGTATTTTCTTTTGCGGTCGTTAGAGTATAACTTGGAGTATTTTTTACAATTAAATTCTTATCTTTTATAAAATCATTTATACTTCTTCTAATGGAATCTCCTTTATATCCTTGGTTATATAGTTTTGCTAAATAACCAGCTAATTCTAATTGCTTAAATATATTGGTTGAAGTATGATGCCCTTTTATTATAAAATCTTCTATAACTGGAATTAAACCCTCTAAAGCAACATAAATACTATTTTTATTTCTAAAGCCTTTTTGCCTCCCCATTATATCAACTTACCTAATTTTTTTAAAACAATTAAAACGCATGTAAGCAAAGATAATATTAAAATGATTGTCTTATATTGCTCCCACCACGATAGCTCTTTATATACGATTTTTTCATACGGAATAATGACCTCCTGAGTAATCGTGTCGCTAGGTAAACTGATGAAGTGCTCGATTTTTTCTGTAATTGTGTCATAATAGTATTTAATCTTAATTCGTTCGGTGTTTATTAAGGTAACTGAATCTTGCCTTATTATAGTATTTATAAGCGTTGTATCATATCTTTGAATTATAACTGTATCAATAACCCTAATAGTGTCAAGTTCTATTAATTGAGGGTTTTTTTTAAGCAATCTTTGAAGCCTCTTTTGAGGACTACAACTGCTCAAAAAGAGTAACAGTAAAACTATTGCCGTATATCTTTTCACTTCGTTTAATTATATCTATAAATCTTTGAAATTGGCTCTCAACAGAAAGTACTAAACAGCCCGCCGAATGTCTATCAACTTGCTTTGAATCTTTTCCAGCTCTATGTATGTTAATACCAAAAAAGCCTTCTTGAATGTATCCTTTATCGTGGTTTTCATCTTTGTTGTTGTCTCTAAATACTTTTACTGGACCCTTTTGCACTAATGCTTCTTTTCCTTTGTGTAATCCTAGTTTATACTTGTACTGTCCTTCAACTAAAATTGCACAACCTTTTCTATTCATAGGAGATTTTAGCCAATATTTACCGGGATCAGTAGTTGCTTTAAATATCTCCACAAAGTCAAAATCGTTTTTATATGCTATTCCTATAATGTCATCAAATTCATTTGTGTTTAGTTGCCTTCTTATAGCAAAGATATTAACATTATAGTCTCCTTTGTCGTAGAACCTATATCCATTCTTAGCGTATAAATGTTGTATATTATCGTAGCTTACTTTCATTTGAAGATTATTTAAACATTCCTCCAATAGTTCTAAGTCCTATTAAAGTACATCCAGCCACAAGAGTAGGATTAAATAAATCAGCAGATACGTCATAAAACTTTAAACCGTCAACTACAAAAGTAATAGCACAAAGTAATAAAAATATATTACCGTAAAATTTCTTACTTGAAATCTTGCCGCCTGTCTTTTCTCTAAATAAATCGCTTATAAATTTTTTCATAATTCTAGTTTATTAATTAATAATTCCATTTTAGTTGTTAAGTCTTGAATGCTTAAATTAATAGCATTAAAAGACTGTTGTAAACCTCTTATTTCTGTATCTATGCCTTTAAATTGTTTAGAAAAAACCTCATTATTAGATTTAAGATTTACTTCAAAATTTTTATATATTTCACTTCTTCCAAGTCTAGCTTCTTTTTCTACTTCTTTTAATTCTTTTTCGTGCTTTGTGACATTCATAGCTAAATTAATTATCTTTTCTTCTTGTTTTTCAGTTTCAAGTTTTATCTTAAACCAACTAGAAAGAACAGCAACTAAAATACCTCCAAAATAAATATAATCTTTTATTTCCATTTTTCACAAAAAAACTTAAACATAACAATAGTTAATAATATTATTTGTATTTCTAAAATTATTATCATTCTACAGGTATTGGCTCTGACCAAGCTGGAGTTGACATTAATTGTAATATATCTTCGTGGTTGTAAGTTTCAACTGGAACGACTGAACCATCTGTTATAAATGTCGGAGTATATCCGTCTGCCCATTTAATTACAAATTGCGTATCATCTAATGATTTTCTAATTGTAAAAGCACTAGTTTCTCCTATTTGTGCAAAATCTATTTTGTCTATGTCTGTTAAGTTAATTACTGCGTATGTTCTCATTTTTTAAGTTGTTTATTTATTATTAATTTGGAGGTGTATCGGGGTCTATATCTGCTGCATCCATATTGTATGATAAAGAATTATTGCTTGAATTACTAGCATCTCCTACTCTATCTTCTATTGTCATATTTGCACTTGTTCCGTTATTACTTCCTATTTGGTCTGGTACTGTCCAATTAGTGCTAAATGTTGCATCCTCTCCCATTCTATGCCAAGTTAAAGGACTTAATGAAGTTAAATTTGGAGGAGTTCCATTACCCCAAACTGTAGCTACATCTGTAGGAGAAAGTGCTGTATTCCATATTGCTATTTCATCCACCTTCCCTGTTATCGGATTAGCTCCAGCAGGGTCTGCTCCAATGTATATATTATCACTTACACTATTTAAAGTTCCCGTTGTAGATGTATCAGTTATGACTGCAACCCCATCTTCATAAACTATAGCTGTTGTTGTTGAATTGTCCCATACAAAGCATAAATGATGCCAGTCTCCATCAATTAAATCACCTACTCCACTAGCTGAAGTTCCTCCTAATGTTTTAAAACTATTTCCATAATTACCCATTAATTTATAATAAAATCTTCCCTTAGTATTACTGGCAGCGGCATACGATTGATAAATTTCAACGTGCTTTTCTAAATTAACAAGCCGTCCTAAATTTGAATAAATGCTAGATTTAAACCAAACAGAAACTGTTAATGCTGTCGCGCTATTTAAACCAGCAAATGAACCACAATCTACATAATCATCTACACCGTCAAAGTCTATAGACTTAGTATTACTAAAAGAAGGCACTGGTGTAGGACTTACTGTCCCACCTGAAGGCACCATAAAAATTCCTTTTTTCTTTGCTGGGTTAAATAGTATCGGCATATTTTAAATTTTAGGTATTACACATTCGTTGTATATTTGAGGTATTTTTAAGCCTAAAGAAATACTCGCTCCGCTCAAATCATCTTCAAATCTTTCGCTAAACATTTCTACAGTGCCGCCTCTTTCTAGTTGTACTTGGTTCCAATTAACGCCTATAGCACTTGTTCCGCTTTGTTGCTCTAAATAAGCAATTAAGTCAATTAAAACTTGTACAGCGTCGCTTTTTACGTCATTTTCGTTGCTTTCGTCTTTCCGAACGATATCAATATAAATGGCTTGAAAGTTCCACGTAAACACATTACTACCTACTGTAGCAGGTTTATCTACTATCCAAAGCAAAGGGTACTGGAAGTTCCCTATTTGATTATGCTGCACTACTTCAAATAAATCTCCTGACCCAAAAGTCTCAATTTCTAAATGAGCGTCAGCAAAGTTATTTAACTCTTTTATTATTTGGTTGTAGGTTAATTTCATTTGTATTTATTATCTATCCAACAATCAGATGAAGTGCCTAAATAAAAACTTGTTGTATATGCAGACTTTTTAGCGTTTAAATCATCACTAGATTCTGTATATTTAGGAAATAAACTTTTATTGTCTATTAAATGATTTATTAATCTTTTATCGTAAAATTCAGCTTTATTTTTCCAGTCATCTCTTAAAAATTGTAAATCTTGGTAAGATATAGGACTTGCGTTATCTCCTGATTTAGTCGCTACGCTTTTATTTCTATATTTATATAACATGCTCATTGTTAGTTCAAACATAGTCCATTGTAATAACATTTTAGAAATATAATCATTAATTAAAGTAACTTCATCTCCATTTAAAGTTGAAGCAATTATTTTAGCTTTTAAATCTTCATATAATGGAGTTCCAAGGATGGGGTGTAAGTGCATATCCTGAACCGTTGTTATACTTGGTATGATTAATCTTTGGTCTACGTTATCGTCTACTACTGTATTGTTCTTTAAGTAACTTTCTGATATAAATAATACTGCCATAATTTCTAATTTTTATCTGTTCTTAATACGCACAATTTCCTGGCTCCACAGGTGACGGCAATACGGAGTATTAACGCCTAAATCTGGGTTATGATACCAGCCTCCACGTTTTCTAAAAATTTCTATTCCCGTTTGATTAAAATCGTTTCTTAATAGTTTTAATTGATTTAAGGTGTATCTTCTACCAGTATTTGATAAATCTATCATTTGTTGGCAAAATCTTCTACTTTCGCCGCCTGGTACTAATTCTGGAGCGTCTGACCTTAAAGCGTATTTATATACTACAAAGATTTCTTCGTCTGGTATTTGTATTGTTTTTTTTCCTTGTTCTGTAGGTTTAAAATCTACATCTAGAGCACCTTTGTTTTGAAGACTTGCTATAGCTTTTTGAGTGTCTCCTATGCTAATTTCTAAGGCTTTTTTAATCTCTGTATTAGGCATCTTTTCGTTACCTATTAAAAGGTTTAATACTGATTTTTCTAAGTCTGTTAAAAGTGGTAAAAATTCCTCTTTAATTTGTGCTTCAAATTTTTCTGCATCTTCAAAACAAGTAATTGCAGTTTCTCTTGTATCTAATACTTCTAAATTCTTTACATTATAGCCAATTTCTTTTAATTGAGAAAATATCATTTCATCTTCAATATCATTGAATTTTCTTACTACTTCTTTGCTACCAGTTAAACCAATAAGGCTTCTTATTTCTTCTACACTTAAATTATCTAATACTTTAGTTGCTACTAATGGGCTTAATATACTTATTGCATCTGCGGTTTTATTAGATTTTACTTCAGACATAGGTAATCCGATTTTTTCCCTTAATTCATCTGAAGTCATTGCGCCTACAATAGTAGCCTCGCTTAACGGTTTACCTACTGGCTCTATTTTTTGTATCTTTAAACACTTTGGAAGTCCATTAAAATTAATTAATTCATTAAATACATCTTCTAAAATGTCTTGTTCTGTATCGACCTGAAGATTCTGATATAATTCACTAGCAGTTCTTAATTCATCAGCATTACTGCCAAGTCCTGAAGTATCTTTTATACCAAATAACATTGGACTAACAATAGAATGTGCCGTAAATATTTCTTCTTGTATTTGTTTGTTAAGGTTTAAAAATTGCTCGTTTCTGCCATCTATAGGAATAGGAATTATAGAAGGATGGTCTGCCATTTGGTCTGTAAAACTGAGCAAAATTTTTCCTGCATTTTCCGTTCCTGAAGAATAATTTCTAAACTTTCGTTCTATCTCCCTTTGCTCTTCGTCAGAAGGTTCTCCATTATTGAAACTTACGATGTAACCGCTTGATAATCCGTTCTTTATGTTGTTTATTGTAAAGTTCGCTATCTCTGCATCAGCTTCTAAATAAGGAATAGCAGCCACATAATCAGGTATAGGATACTCTCCTAAGTCTGGTCTATATTCTTTAAAATAAATTAAATAATTATCTGATGTATTTGCTTCGTGATTGAAGTTAAAAAACTCTGTAAAGTCTTCATTTCCTTCTGGGTTTCTATTCCAGTCAGAAGTGTAGTAATAGTTGTCTTCAGTTCCTACTCTTATGTTGTTAAAATCAATATGCTCTAAACCTACTATCTTTCTTTGTTTGTTTAAAATTACTTGAATAGCAAAACCTCCAAATACTTTCTTATCTTTTACTATTTTTACTAATAAATTAGTTTCTTTTATTTGTCTTAAAAATGCCTCTATTAAAGCCCTCTCACTAAACGAAATATCCTTATCTATATAAAACCCTCTACCTACTATAAATTTTGTCTTAGATTCTATTATAGTGCTTTGTTTAGAACTCTCATTTAAAAGTTTAACTAGATAAGAACCGTAATTGTTTTTATAAGGTTTATTTGAGCCGTACTCATACCAGTCGCCTCTTCTACTTTCTTTGAAAACTGGCAGCTCTGAGGCTTTAAAACTTAAGGGCAGTAATTTAATCATTGGTTGTATATTATATTTGTTCCACTAATTGTATGTTGAGAAACACTTAAAGTATCGTTACTATCGTATAATCTCATTTTTCCCTGTTCTACTAATTCAGCATTTTCAGGATCTAAATTCGTTGCGCTTACTTGCTCATAAATAAAGTAATCATAATAACCTGAGTTTGTTAAAACTAATTTACCATTTAATGCGTCGTCTATTCCTTCAGTAAAATCAAATTGATTATATCTAACAGCACTAGGAGAAATATCCACAAGAACACAATAATACTCCACTTTTGAAGTATCATTTTTCAAATATAATAAATAATAAGGACTTGACAAAGTTCCTAGCTCAGAACAAGTCGCTACAAAAGAAGTTAAAACGCCCTTATTTAGGTGTATCATCTTTTTTCTTTTTTTTCTTTTCAAAAACTTCAGCTCCTAAATGCTTTAATATTTTAGCATTTTCTTTCTTAATTTCAATCTTAAAACCTTTGCCGTTCCAAGTGCTTCCAATTAATTCTTTTTTTATTTCCATAACTTTAATTTTTTATTAAAAAAAAAGGGCGGGTATTAAGCCCACCCCTACAAAATGAAATTTTTAAAATTTCTATACTATCGTCATTAACGCTACAGCAGCAGCAGATACCTCATAAGGAGTTTCTGGCTCTTTAGCTGTTAATTCTACATCGTATCCATTTCTATCTCCATAAGCAGTTCCAGTATTAGCACTCAAAGCAGTTCCTTCAGCAAATGACTGAAATCCTAAGCCCCAGTACACACCGTTGTTATCCTTAATGATTGCAATTACCTGTCCAAGTATCATCAGCTTCAATTCGTTCGACTTAGCAGCAGAAAATTTGTTAATAGAAAAAGCAAGTTTTGCTTCGCTAAATCTAGTTCCATTTTCAGGGCTAATTGTTACAGGAGCTGTTATACTTCCTACTTCTTTTTTAAGTTCGTATTTGTGCCACGTTGCGCCACCGTCTGTAATAGCGGTTACTTCGTTTGAAGTTTCTACGTAACCAGTTACGCTTGAACGTTCTAATAAGTAAAATTCTTCAATTCCACCTACACTATCCGAGCAATCCCTAGCAAATCCAGTATCTAATCCACAAGCCATATTATTAAGTTTTAAAAAAGGGAGCGAACTCCCTTAAAGTTATTATTACGATATTTTTAATTTACACGCTTCAGTTGGGAAAGCCCAATTAATTCCTCTTCTAAATGCAAAAGAAGTTTTGAAAATTCTGTCATCTTCTGAATACCATGCTCTGTAGTCATTTGCTTCTTCGTCTGGTAAATCAACACCTATTACGATATTTGAACCTCTAGTTAAATAAGCAACTACATCTCCAACAACTGCGCTGTTAAGTCCTGAAAGACCTACAGTTCCAACAACTGTTACTTGTGGAAAGCCTACTAATGGTAGTTCGTTTCCTACTTCTCCATCAACTACATAATGAAAATAATTACCATCTGCAATTGCTCTTTGGTACATTAAGAATAAATCCATTCCTAAGAATATTTTAATGTCATCAGCAGCAGCTATATCTTCATCCATTGATTGAGCTAAAAATGATAAGTTTTCTATAATTGTAGAAGCCGTTTGTATTCCAGCCTGTGGAGAAACAACATCTACTACAGAAGCGTGATTTGCTGCTAACCCAGCATAAGAACCAGCTCCAGCTGTTCCTGTCCAGTCTAGTACTTCAATTTGTTTTTTAATCTTAGCTATCTTTAAACCGAAATATAATTCTGCAAAAGGAATTTCTTCTTTTTCGTTAGTCACTCCTTGTTTAAGCATAGTTTGTGTATACTTAGCGGCAAGGTCACTCATACATAAATCTTCGTGTACTGCTATAGCGTTTGGAGTTATCGTTCTTTGTGATAATACCGTTTCGCCGTTTGCTGTTCTTGAACATCCATCATCTTGGAATACTGCGTCAGTATCTAAAATGTTAATTGTTGTAGGTCCTTTTACGTCTGGTTGTAAAGTTGCATACTTTGCTAGGTTGCCACCTGCTACGCTCTCAACGATAAGCGACATCGCTTGTTCGTCTACGTAATTTGTTAATCCTGTTACATCAAATGCCATAATTTTATTTTTTTAATTTATTAATGTTTTTTAATTTCTCTATTATATCTGTTTTCTTTTTAGGCTGCAATTTAGCAAACCCATTTTTTGCTTTGTTTACTTTTGTTTTAGTTGGCTCTTTTACTAAAAATTCAACTAATTTTAAAAGACTTTCAAAAGACTTTTCTAGTTTATCAATTCTTGCAGAAAATTCTTCGTTTAATACATTTGTATCTTCCTTAGAAAATACTCTTTCAGTTATTATACTTTCGATAATCTTTTTAGCTTCCTTTTGTTGTGCCTCATTTAATGGGCTTTTGTCTAGCTCCTCCACTACTTCTTCTTCAGCTTCAGCAATTTCTTCTGGCTCGTCTTCAATTTCTTCAATCTCTGTAATCACTCCGCCTTCTGTAGTTATTATACGACCGTCTGCTAGCTCCCAACTTCCGTTTGGTGCTGGAACTAATTCTTCATCTTGAACTAAAACAACAGCAGCGCCAACAATTACTTCAGGCTCTACTTGTGCTACTTCTCCAGTTGCTAAAACTAAATCTTCAAATTTCTCTACTGGTTTAATATCAACTGCTACGCTCTCTACTTCTTTAGCTTCTGTAGTTTCTGTGACTTCTGTATTTTCTACTTGTACACCTTCACTTTTAAAGATGTCTCTAATTTCTTCAAACATTTCTTTTACTTTCATAATTCTGTTTTATATTTAATATATGTTTTTAATTTTAATTTATTTCTCTTAATTTCTGTTAATTTTTATAATTCTTAATTACTTCTCTTATTTTAGCTACAATTCTAGTCTGTAGATTTAATTCTTTTGAACTTGAGAATATCCCCTCCACGCTAAAACCTTTAAACGTGCCGTCTTTTACTTGTTGCCAAATATCTTCATTTTCAACACGCATTGAACCCCACCAGCTACCGTCTGGAACTTTCTCAAAATTCTCAGGAGCTAATACACCTCTTTTTTTGTCTATTATTAAACTCTCTATAATATACACCCCATCAGCTTGACTATCGTGCATTAAGTTTGTTTGATTTGTTAATCCTTCCTTCATAAACTTATTTACTATCTTTTCTATCGTGTGCTTTCTAAACACGCAATAAAAAACAGTATCGTTGCGCATTCTCATGATGGGCAAATCTGCTATCATGAAAAATCCGCTTACTATTCTTTTTTCTTCATTCTGAATTTTAAATTTAAAGTCCTCTTTTTTGAATTTTTGGAACTCGCTTTCAATTGCAGGTGTATCGACTAAACTTACAAATGACAGTCCGCTTCCTTCTTCATCATCTATTACTAATTCTACTAATTTTATTTTTTCTTGTTTTTCCATAATTTATATTTTAAAATGTTGCTCTTTCTTCTATTACTTTTACTTTGTTTTGTGTATTTGAAATATCGGTTTCTGTCACATAAACTTTATTATCTTGTCCTAATACTGTATTTGTATTTGAAACAGGGTTTAAAGTTGGAACGCTTCCACCACCCCCACCACTTAAAGAAGGCGTTGAAACTCCAGAACCACCCCCACCAAATTTAGCGCTGTTTATCTTTTTTAATTGCGCTGCTAATGTCGCTGCTAGTATTGCAATATTTACTCCTTTTTGAACACTTGCAAAAGGCTCAGGAATTATACTAGATTGTCCTAATATATTAACTACTCCTTTAGCTGCTGAAATCATTGCTTGTGCAGATTGTATTTTTTTATTTCTTTCAAATGCTTTTTTCTGTTGTGCTTCACTTTTTCCTGAAGCAATATTATTTAAAGTTTGTAGTGAATCTAAAAAACTTGAAGCATTATCTAGCCTTGCACTCATGTCATCTAAATCTTGCTGCCTTTCTGCTTTCTTATCCTCTTTTATTTTGTCTGCTGCTTCTTTTTCCTTATCTCTATAAGTTTGATTAATAGCTGCTATGTCTATAGCTTGTTGTTCTGCTAATGCTTTTTCAAGTTCTGCGTTTCCATTTGCTAACTCAAATTTCTTTTCATATTGTAGAACTAATTGATTTATTTCATTTTCTTGTTCTGAATTTCTTAATTCTTGAAGTAAAGCAAATTGCTCATCTTCTCGTTTTATTTCATCTGCAAGTAATTTTTCCTTATCTACAACTTTTTCCGTTGTTGCTTTTTTATCTATTTTTTTACTTTTTTTAGCATTTTTTTCTTTTGACTTTATTATTTCGTCATTCTTCTTATTTTCAGTTTCTACTTCCCATAATGCAAGACCTTGTTTTAAATCTCTTATAGATATTGTATTATCTCTTATTGTTTGTAGTTGTGCTTCTGCATTTTCTTTAAACGCTGCAACTTGTTCATTATCAAAGTCTCCCATCTGAACTTTAAGAGCAAATTCTTTTATAAGTCTTTGAGTTTTTTCTAATTGAAGTTTTTGGTCTATTTTTGCTTGTTCTATTCTTTGTTTTAGTAATTTACGTTCTAGTTCTGTTGTATCTTTGCCATTTGCTTTACGCATTTTAATTTCAAACTCTAAGCCATTATTTACACTCTCATTTAGTTCTTCATTTTTCTTTTGTAGTTTGTCAATTTCTTTTCTTCTGTCTTCACTAGCTTTTATTAATTTTTGAGCCGCTGCATCTTGTGCTTGTGCTTCATCACTTGCAACTATTCCAAGCCATTGTAAAGCATCTATAACTAAATCAATTTGAGGCTTAAAGAATTTATAAACTATATCTGCAAACCATTTTACCGCTGCTGTAACTTTGTCAAAATTTGTAATTAATAAACCTATTCCAACAACTATAGCACCTATTCCTGTTGCAGCTAAAGCAATTTTAAATACTTTCATAGCTTTACTTCCAACCCCTACAACAAAATTATACGCTGTTTGTGCTGCTGTCATTGCATTAGTCCACATTACAGACGCTTTCTCTGCTGTATTTTTTGCTACTAATACTATTGTACTTTCTTTTTCTAAGTTTTTTCTAAGAGTTTCAACTGCCATTAATAAAGACATAGCGCCCTGTAGCTTGACCATAGTAG